CCAGTAAAGAAATACTTCAATTCAGAAGGAGAATTTCTTTTCGAATATGATCCTTGTTATGAAGGCGAGTCTATTATAATGCCTTTGCTTTCTTCTCATCGGAAATAGCATTAACTTCATTAAATAGAATTTCTGCATCATGACGATTGATATACCATTCCTTAATTAGATGCTCAATTAGTTTGAGTAGCTTCTCGGCTTCTCCAGAATCAATATCGACAATGACATTGATATCTGACTCCATATGAGCGCCAATATTACCAATGGTACGTATTCCGTCAATTGCTTTCCAAAGTGAAGGTGAAATTCGAGATTTCAATGATGTTATTTCAGCATTCAGATTCTTTTCTTTAATGTTCCAAAAGTCATGAATCATTCCTTGTAAACATCTTCGTGATAGCGTTGCTGAGGCTTTAGGACTTAAAGAAACGATTGCATATGCTTCTTCATAATCCTTGCGAATCTGCTCTGGTATATATTTTGGGAAATGTTTGGCGATACTTGATGGATAAATTAATTTTTGGAACGGAACAAATGAAGAACCTACAGAAATAACATTTACTACATAGTTACCACAATCTGGACACTTTAAAAACTGAATTTTAACTGCAGACAGTTTATCTTCAGAACCTTCTTGTCGAAATTCTGTTGAACCGATAAATGAAATTGAATGTTCTGAAAAACATGCCTTGGATTTTGCAGGTATCGCAACACCACAATTAGGGCATTGAAATGATGATAATTTGAAGAAATCTGCCATAGTTAACCTCTTGAATGCAACTATCAAAAATATGTTGCGTTAATTAAATGATACGTCACAGATAAATATTAGTAAATATGCATAAATAAAGCATTATTTGATTTTTTAACAAAGAAATGAAAAACGCAACATAAGTATGATTCTGTTGCGTACTTAGAAAAGAAAAAAGGAGAAAAAAATGAAGTCAATTCAGACACAGAATCAAAATATTATTTATTATCAACCAACCTTAAACAAGGCTTATATAAAAGAAAGTGTATTTGATAAGAAATGTGAAGTTAGAGCAGTTATTGATGGTGATGATTGCTTACTTGGAATGTATACAACCATGAAACAGGCTAAACAGGTTCTAGTTGAAATTACTAATGCTGTTATTACTCCAATGACATTATTGAAAGCATATAGTGATAAAGAAGAATTAATCTATAGAGTTCCAGAGGACAAAGGAGAATATAGATAATGATTGTAATTTTATCGTTTGGCTGTGGAATGTTCTTTGGTGTCTTTATGATGGTGGCAATTCGTATAGCAGGTGTTGACGATGACGATAGATAAAAAACAGATTGAACTAGCTTTGCTGTATAGGAAAAGAAATGATTTGGAAAAAGAAATTGCACGAGTAAAAGAGGCTCATAAAAGACGTGAATTTCAAGAAGTTAATACGTATCAGTTATTTGTCCTTGAAGATCGACTAAGATGGGTGAATAGAGCTATTGCAAGAAGATTGAATGGAGGAAAGTAATGCATATGATAGACGAATTGTATAGAGAAGATATACAGGTGGTTGATAGAGAATTAAGAAATCACTACGAATATAAGAAACAACTTGACACCGTGAACGAGCGTATTGCCGAGATTGATGCGCAGTTAACTTCAATTGGTAGTCCTAGAATCATGAGTCCGGATGAAGCAAAGTATCAAAAAGGTACTCGGATCTATAGCGATATCAATATGCTTGAGTTATTTCAGGAGCAGGACCAACTTATAAAGCAGAAGCAAGACCTGCTTTACTTGATCAGCAGAGTGCAGGTGAAACTAAACAAACTGGATGAAGCCGATACTCAGTTAATCGAGCAACGTTATAAGCACAAGAAAACTTTAAGGGAGATGGCCGCAGAGATGTGTAGCAATAAGGACAGCGTGAGTAAACTACTAGAAAGCATTATGGGAAAAATGAAGTGAAAAATATCCCACATAGTATTATACTAAAGGCAAGATAAGTTCTTTCCTTAGAGGGGGATATTATGAAAGATATACTTGAATTTTTAGGTAGTTCAAATTTTGCTGGGATTGTAAATTTAATCATAATGGTTTTGGCAGGAATCATGCTAGGTGTATTAAAAAAAATACCAGATACGGTTAGTAATCTTTTTACAGAAAAATATAAGTTTAACACTACCAGAAATTTACAAATCGAAGCTTACTATAGAGAGGTTAGTAGAGAAGATATTGAAGCCTTATTTAGAGACTGGTTCGAACTAAGTTTACATAGTAATAAAAATAAACAAATTGACATATTTGAACTTAATGAAAGAACGATTATGTATGGTTCGGAAAGAACAACAAAAATATGTGCTTTATATATGAATCATATATGCAATACTGAAAGAAGTAATCTTACTATAAAATACAAAGACATACTATACCCGTTTAGCATAGTGGCAAGTTTAAAAGAGGATTATACTGGTCAAAAAATTGATATTGACACTATGTTTAAAATATTAATGCCCGATTATCAAAAACATATAGATATTGAAGAATTTAAAAATGCAAAAAAAGAAGTTGAGAATGCAGTAAAGAATCTTAATTAAGAAATATGAGAAAATAGATGAATAGATAATAGAAAGTACAATCCTTATTGAAATTCTGTTATTTTATTTCTTGTACAGATTCATTGAATATAACTTTTAAAAAATATAGACATGTCTATTGAAAAAATGCAGTATAATGGGCGTAGGCGAAAACCATAAGCAATCAGCTTGTGGTTTTTTCTTATGCAGATTTGAAACTATCAGCAGTTTCCCTCTGAAATTAATTTGGCTTATTTTCCATGTGTACTCATATGACATACTTTGCTGATAGTTTCTAATGTACATAAGACGAAGGAGGAATGCATGGGACAGGGTAAATATGCAAGAAATAGACCAGATAAAGACGGAACATTCAGAGCTGCGTTCGATAAAAATAAAAAGACGATATACGCAACACAAACAATATGTGCGATATGTGGAAAGCCTGTAGACTTCTCATTGAAGTTTCCTGATCCGATGAGTCCAACGGTTGACCACATTATTCCTATATCAAAGGGCGGACATCCATCAGATTTGCAGAACTTGCAGTTAGCACATCTATCGTGCAATAGAGGCAAGTCAGACAAAGTTATTAACAAAAAATACATAGCGGATAAGAGCATAGATAATAGGGTTTTGCCACAGTCGATGGACTGGAAAGCGTACAAAGCATAGGGGGGAGTGACCCCTACACCTATGCATTTCGCAACCCACACCCGTTACTGCGAATATTTCTCGCTGAAATACCATTTTTTTCACAAGCGACTAGTAAAATAGCCGCTTTTTTTATGGAGGATACATGATGACGAATTACAAAGGCATAGCGTATTTGAGACGCAAGTTATTGTCTAAAAGAAGCAGAGTAGAAACAAGATATCGCTACTACGAAATGAAGGATTTTCACCAACCTAGAAATTTGATGGTGCCAGCAGACCTACAAAACAAATTTAAGTTTACTCTAGGCTGGTGTACTAAGGCGGTTGACTCAATGGCTGATCGCTTACGGTTTAGAGGATTTAAGAACGACAATTTTAATATGCAACAAATTTTCGAAATGAATAATAGTGATATTTTGTATGATTCTGCCATTCTTGGAGCGTTAATCACATCATGTAACTTTATTTACATTTCAGAAGATGAAACAGGATTTCCACGGTTGCAAGTAATTGACGGCGGTAATGCCACAGGAATAATGGACCCAATTACTGGGATGCTTGTTGAAGGATATGCAGTTCTAAAACGTGATGATAACGATAATCCGATGATTGAAGCATGGTTTATAAAAGGGAAAACAGTTATCTACGAAAAAGGAGAGAACCCATATTCAGTAGAAAACACAGCACCATATCCTTTACTTGTGCCAATTATTAATCGCCCTGATGCAAAACGACCATTTGGTCATTCCAGAATAAGCCGTGCTTGTATTAGCCATCAGAACAACGCAAAGGATGCATTGATGAATATGGCTATCTGTTCTGAAGTTAATTCATTTCCGCAAAAATACTTGTTAGGAATGGATACCGATGCAGAACCGATTAATGCAACAGGGAAAGCATCTATGTCGGACTTCCTACAGATTAATAGAGGGGAAGACGGAGGTGTTCCTACGCTAGGCCAGTTCTCACAAGCACAACTTGCTCCATATGTAGAAGAAATTAAAGAGTATGCTGCTTTGTTTACTGTAGAGACAGGTTTAACACTCGATGATCTAGGTATCGCATCTTCTAATCCAACCAGCTATGAAGCGATTAGAGCGTCACACGAAAATTTAAAATCTATTGCAGAGAAAGCACAGCGATCATTTGGAACTGGTTTTCTTAATGCTGGATATTTAGCGGCTTGCATCCGTGATAAGTATCCATACGCAAGAAATCAAGTGTACTTAACAAAACCATTGTGGGAACCAATCTATGCGCCTGATGCGTCCGGTATTGCTGCACTTGGTGATGCAGCTCTCAAAGTTAATCAAGCAGTGCCTGGATATATTGGCAACGATAGTATGAGAGATATTCTAGGTATTGATGGAGATAACTTCTAATGAACGATATTGTTCAGAAAGCAAAATCAGTATATTTGCGATTGATTGAGAACGACACTGAACTTATACGTCTTAGAAAATCGATTGAGAGCGGCAAAGCAAGTTATGAAGCAGCTCAAAAATATAGTGAACGATCAGGACAGTTAGCAAAAAAAGCAATATCACAAGTCAGTAATGGTGATTTAACTATTACGCAAGAGATTCTAAATCCAATTTTAGAAGCAAATTATCAAGATGTAATGACTGTAGCGTCACAGGCACAAAATGTTATTTACGAATCAACGAATGTTAATTTAAAACCTGCTACAGTTTCATATGACAATACATATGAAAAAGATATTTCTGCGAAGCTTGAAAACTACGATGATGTAGATGAAGCACTTAATATTATAGAAAATACTTTTATTTCCGCTTCTCAAAACTATGTAGACGAAATAGGTAGAAGAAGTGCCAAATTCATGGATGAATCTGGCATTAACGTTTTGGTTTCTCGCGAATATGACGATGTGGGAGTACATACCACCGATAAAGGCGGCGGCGATGTCTGCCAATGGTGTCTAGAACGATGTGGGACAGACGTCCCATATGACGAAGCGTATGAAATGGGTATGTTCGAACGTCATCCAGGTTGTGGTTGTATCATAACGTATGCAACGAAAAAAAGAGTTGTAATTCAGGGTAAAGGCGATTGGGAAACCAACCGCTGGATAAACTTACGTGAAGATAAAGAAAGAGAAAAACGGATACGGTCAAATGAATCGTATGTGCAAAACTATAGACCTGTAGTTCGTGGGACTGGGGCTGTCTTTAATACGTTAAGCGGAACAGAAATTAATGCGAAAAAAGTAGATGGATATGACAATGTGTATATTTCTGATAAAGCTATGATTAAACCTAAAGCTCTGCATAATATCAGTAAGGCAACGGAAACTGCTATAAAGAAAATTAATATTGATGAAGGTAAAAAACCGACTGTCTTAATTGCAGATGGTTCAGAGATTCATTTTGCTTTAGCAAATTATGATGTTGTGAATAACTTGATTTCATATACTCCTGTTGTTGGCGATAAAAAGAAATTAATCCTATTACAAGAGGGTCATGCTGCCGAGAAAGACCCATACTCGACACCGTTTCATGAAATGTACCATTGCAAGCAAGCACAAGAGTACGAAAAAAAGCACGATAAAATCACGTCAGAAAATCATCACGATTATCTTAATGATTTGCGCGCAGAATGTAGGAAAAAACTTGACACGCTAGGGATTACAAGAGAAAATGTCGGTAGTATAAGTAAATATGCAAGCGATATGTATGCTATCGGAAAATATGACGAGGTTGAAGCGGAATATAGTATTTTAAAGATTTTAAGGAGATAACATTATGGTTTTAATATATCCTGATGAAATTAAACAATTGCAAAAAATTTATGAGCCATATATGGTTAACTGTAAAATGATAGATGATGCTCCAGAAGATGCACTTGTGGCATTTGAAAAGTTCAAAGAATGGGTGAATGAGCAATATAGATTAGCAGGTATGGAATAAGACATCGCATAATTGCGGTGTTTTTATTTTATGGAGGTTTAAAATGAGTAAATTGCAGGCAACTGGGCCACCAATGATAAGAAACGGATAGGGAGGAGTTATGGCAGAACCTAAAAGATTAGGCCGCCAGACACCAACTCAATCCGTTATATTGCCATACGATAAGACGTATGGAGAAGAAGCAATAAAACTATATGAAAAATCAAAACGTAAAGCACAGGACTGGCAGAAGTTATTAATATATGACTTACTTTCCTACGATGATGAAGAACTATGGGTACATTCAAAGTTTGGATATGCTGTATCACGAAGAAATGGTAAAAACGAAGTTATTACCATACGAGAGATTTATGGCTTAATTAAAGGGGAACGTATCCTACATACAGCGCACAGAACGCCAACGTCTAGTTCAGCCTTTAGCCGCCTATATGACATTATGGCCAAAGCTGGATACAAAGAAAAAGAAGATTTCATAGTAACTCGTCAATATGGCTTGGAAAAAATCGAGATGATAGAAGGTGGTGGACTTGCCTCATTTCGCACCAGAACGTCAAAAGGCGGCTTAGGTGAAGGATATGACCTGCTGGTCATAGATGAAGCACAGGAGTATCAGAATGACCAAGAAACAACGCTGAAATACGTTGTATCTTCATCGCCAAATCCACAGACGATATTCTGTGGAACACCGCCTACAATGGTATCCTCAGGTACAGTGTTCACTCACATGAGAGAAAATACATTGGCAGGTAAGACAAGTAACACTGGGTGGGCTGAATGGTCAGTCGAAAGCATGACAGATGTAAATGATGTTGATGCATGGTATGAGACAAATCCGTCACTGGGTACAATTTTAACTGAGCGTAAGATACGTGATGAAATTGGGGAAGATGAATTAGACTTCAACATTCAGCGCTTAGGATACTGGACCAAGTTAAATCTTAAATCAGATATCAGCGAATCACAGTGGAAGGAATTACAGGTTGATAAGTTACCTAAGTTCAAAGGTAAGTTATATGCAGGCATACGCTTTGGTGCTGATGGGAAAAATGTTGCATTAAGTGTTGCAGTTAAGACAACAAACGATTTAATCTTTGTAGAGAGTATAGATTGTCAGCCGCAACGTAATGGTTTAGGATGGTTGGTTCGTTTCTTAAAGCAAGCAGAACTACAAAATGTAGTAATAGATGGGGCAAGTGGTCAAAAACTGCTTGCTGACGCCATGAAGGATGTGGGGATTAAGAAAGAACCGATTTTTCCGAAAGTCGGAGAAGTTATCGAAGCAAACGCACTGTTTCAACAGTGCCTAGATCAAAAACTGATATGTCATAAAGGGCAGCCATCATTAACTCAATCAGTTTCAAATGTGCAGCGCCGTGCGATTGGAAGCAACGGCGGTTTTGGTTTTAAATCCATCAAGGATACAGTTGATGTATCTCTGATGGAGTCAATGATTTTTGCGTTCTGGTCATGTAAGAAAACAAAGGAACGCAGAAAACAAAAAGTATTCTACTAAGGCGACTATGAATGGTCGTCTTTTTAGATATGCATCACTTACGTATACCTCACGGATTGAAGAGGAGAAAAGGAGACTTAATAAAATGGCAGATTTTACACCAATCACAACACAGGAACAGTTAGACAATCTAATCAAGGATAGACTAGGGAGAGAGCGTGAAACGCTAGCAAAAAAATATGAAGAATATACAAGCCCTGATGATCTTTCCAAGATTAGGGGAGATTATGACAAGCAGATTGCTTCATTAACAAAAGAAGCTGAATCTTCTGCTAAAAAGTACGCTGATTACGACCGTCAAATTACAGAAAGAGACAGTAAGATCAAGAGCTACGAGACCGCCTCGGTAAAAACGCGAATTGCTCATGAAACGGGACTTCCTTATGAAATGGCGTCAAGATTATCAGGAGAGTCAGAAGATGATATTCGCAAAGATGCAGAATCTCTTGTAAAACTGATTGGTAAAAATAAGCCTATTGTACCGCTTGCTGATCAAGAAGAGAAGCATGACGGTGGAAAGAATGCTGCAGTTAGAGCATTAGCAAAATCACTTAAAGGAGAATAAAAAATATGGCAACAATTACAAAAGCAACCAACTTATTTCCAGCAGAATTAGTAACAGAAGTATTTTCAAAAGCTAAGGGACATTCATCTCTTGCTAAATTATCAGGGCAAACACCAATTCCATTTTCAGGCAATACACAAATGGTCTTTGCAATGGATGGTGAAGCGTCTATCGTAGGTGAAGGCGAGCAGAAGCCTGCTGGTGATGCAAGTTTTAACCCTGTAACAATCACACCAGTGAAGTTTGTTTATCAGCATCGTTTAACTGACGAATTTACTAAGATGTCTGAAGAACAACAACTTCCATATTTGGAAGCATTTGCGGATGGCTTTGCCGCTAAGATTGCACGTGCGTTAGATATTTGCGCTTTCCACGGTGTTAATCCAGCTACAAAGGCAGCAGTATCTAGCTTAGCGGCTAAGAACTTCGACATGGCTTCAATTGCTACAGTAACAACAACTGCAGGTAAGGAAGATGAAGATATTGACACTGCAGTACAGGCTATCACAGGCGAAGATGGAGTAGTAACGGGTATCGCAATGGCTCCAGCCTTCAGCGCAGCATTATCCAAACTTAAGGTTAATGGTGTAGTGCAGTATCCTGAGTTCCGTTTCGGACAAAATCCAGAAGCGTTCTATGGTATGGCATCAGATGTGAACAATACAGTTTCATTTGGCACATCTAAAGACTTAGCCGTTGTAGGTGACTTCCAAAATGCATTTAAGTGGGGATATTCCGAAAATGTACCATGCGAAATCATCGAGTATGGTGATCCAGACGGACAGGGCGACCTAAAGCGTACAAATCAGATTGTACTACGTGCAGAAACTTACATCGGATGGGGAATCTTAGATACTGCATCCTTCAAGAAGATTGCTAAGGCTTAATCATGCAGTATAGAAACATTAAAAACGGACGTGTGATTGATGTTTCATCTGTTTTAATTAGTGATGTATGGGAGGCGGTTGAAACACCGTCTCCTGTAACTACTAAAGAAAAGAAGGTGGTAAAGGATGGCAAACAACCTAGCAAGCGTAAATGATGTTAATACCCTTTGGAAACCTCTATCACATGCAGAGCAGGAACAAGTAGAGGCGTTATTGCCAATTGTTTCTGATTCACTACGCCAAGAAGCCAAAAGGGTCGGCAAAGACTTAGATAAAATGATTGCTAATGGCGAAATACTGCCAAACGTAGTGAAGTCTGTAGTTGTGGATGTCATTTCTCGATATTTAGACCAGTTATCATCCGATAATGCTAGTACTCTATCGCAAGAATCACAATCTGCACTAGGTTATTCATGGTCAGGAACATATGTGAATACAGGTGGTGGAATGTCTATCCTAAAGAAAGACCTAAAGCGTTTAGGGCTAACACGCCAGCGCTTTGGAATGGTGGACTTATATGGCATCCATTAAGGGTATTGTTGTTAAAATCATTCCTAGAGTTCAGACAGGTGTAGATGAGTTTAATGCTCCAATTTATGCCGATGGGGAACCTATAAAAGTTGATGATGTTCTTGTTGCACCAGTAGGCTCACAAGAAAATCTAGATGTTACTAATCTCTATGGCAAAAAGGCACAGTACCAACTTGGTATCCCTAAGGGGGATACGCATGTATGGACTGATGCAATTGTAGAGTTTTATGGTTATCGCTGGCACGTGTTTTCGTTGCCTCAAAATGGTATTGATAAGATGATCCCATTACGCTGGAATGATAAGTACTACGTAGAGCGCTATGAGTAAAGGTGTTTTAGAACGTCTGGAGATTAATAGAGCTGGCGTAGGTGAGTTACTTCGCTGTCCTGCAGTACAGGGATATATCGAAGAACTGGCACGTAGACAGGTGGCAAGAGCGGGCGAAGGCTACGAGTATAAAGTAATGCATTCATCAAAAGATGGACGTGTTACAGCTCTTGTCAAAGTCGCTAGCGATAAGGCAAAAGAGGATAATCTAGAAAACAACACGCTTTTAAAAAGTACACAGGGGTAGATATAATGGTCGAATCAGAAATTATTAAACTGCTAAACAGTAAAGGTATTAAAGCCTATATGGAGCGACCTAAGGACGCTCCTGATGAGTATGTGATCGTCGAGAAAACAGGAACAGCCAGTAAAGACTGGGTGACAATATCAACGATTGCAATTAAATCACACGCACCATCGTTATTGAAGGCGGCTCAATTAAACGAGAAAATTAAAAAGATAATGGTCTACACAAGTGAGCGAGGACTATCATCTATACGCCTTATTAACGATTACAATTTTACAAATATTTCAACAAAAGAGTACCGCTATCAAGCGGTTTTTTCTGTTGTAACAAGACAATTTATGGAGGAATAACAAAACATGGCAGAAGCAAATACAAATAAAGCCAAAAACGTTTCAACAAGCAGTCCTAAAGTGACAGGCGCTGTTTACTACGCTCCGCTTGGAACATCACTACCAACAGACGCAAAGACTGCTTTAGATGCCGCTTTTAAAGGCGTTGGGTACATCTCTGAAGATGGTTTAACACGTTCACAATCACGAAGCTCTAATGACATTAAAGAATGGGGCGGTGGTGTAGTAGCAACTGTTCAAACGGAGTATAAAGAATCATTTAAATTCAAGATGATTGAAACGCTTAACGACATTGTACAGAAGGCTGTATACGGTGATAAAAATGTTGAAGGCAAGTTAGACGGAGCATCTACATCAATGACTGTTAAACATAATGCATTAGAACCAGTTGCTAACGCATGGGTAATCGATACAGTAATGCTGGATGGAACGCTATCTCGTATCGTTGTGCCTAATGCGAAGATTACAGAACTCGGTGATTTGGCATACAAGAAAGATACTGCAATCGGATATGATGTAACACTTAGCGCAATGCTCGATGCTAATGGAAACACATCATACGATTACTATCAAGCGCCAACTGCATAGGAGGATTAAACAATGAAGGGTAAGACAAAAACAGGGTTAGAAATCGAAATTAAAGATAGTGCATTAGATAACTGGGAATTAGTTGAATTATGGGGAGAAGCGGATAAAGGAAATACCACTGCTCTTATCTCAGCTATGAAGATTCTGCTAGGTGAGGAGGGATACGGTGCTTTTAAAGAACATGTACGCTCTCTATCAGATGATGGTGTGGTGCACGCTACCAAGATGAGTGAAGAATTATCGAGCTTCATGACCTCGATTAATAACGGAAAAAACTAATAGCCCTTGTCGAAATAGTTAATAAATATGGTGATGAGTTGACCTGCGATTTAGCAGAGACTTATCACCTTTTTAACTATAAGGACCTTTCACCAACAAAGGTGGCAGTTCTTGTATTCGGCTTAGGGGCAAAATCAAGAATATATAAGAAAATGCAAGGCATCCAAGAAATCTCTGACTATTTATTGCTTCCAAGCATACATGATCGCCTATCTGAGATTGAGTATTTTTTGATACGAAACAGAAACGGCAATATGGAGATGCCGACCAGATTAGTAGATCTAGTTTTAGGTCGTAAAGAAGAAATGGGTTCAAAAAAGGATACTTGCAAAACATATATGTCAGTAGATGACTTTAATAAGTCTAGATATGGAGGTGCATAATGGCGAGCGGAATTGAATTGGCGAGCGCCTATGTGCGACTTATTCCGACTACAGAAGGAATAGGGAATGCTATTTCTGAAGCTTTAGGAAAAGAAACACCAAAAGCTGGCGAAAGTGCCGGAAGAAATACAGGAAAATCATTCCTAGGCTCATTTACAAATGCAATGAGTGGAATTAGCCAATCACTTAAACCTATTGGAGACGAGATGACTAAGAGTCTGACACTTCCAATTGCGGGGCTTGCAACTGCGTCTATGGCAGCTTGGAAACAAGTTGATGATGGTATGGATACAGTCATCCAAAAAACTGGAGCTACAGGACAGGCATTGGAAGCCATGCAGACCTCTGTTAAAAACATTGCAACATCACTTCCTGTAACATTCCAAGATGCTGGGACTGCTATCGGTGAGGTTAACACACGATTTGGTGTTACAGGGGAACAATTAGAGGATATCTCCACAAAATTTTTAAAGTTTGCAAAGATAAACGGTGTTGATGTTAATCAATCAATAGATCAGGTACAGAAAGCAATTTCAGCATTTGGTTTATCAACTAATGATGCTGGTGCATTTTTGGATACGTTAAATAAAGTTGGCCAAGATACAGGCGTAAGTATGGATGTATTGGAATCTGGATTAATTTCAAATTCTACAGCATTACGTGGTATGGGTTTAAATGCCGCATCTTCCGCTACATTATTAGGAAATCTCGAAAAATCTGGCATTGATGTATCGACTGCTATGATGGGTCTTAAAAAGGTACAAGCAAGCGCAATGTCTGAAGGAATCAGCATGCAAGATGCCTTTGTTAAAGCACTATCTTCTACAGATGGTGCAATTTCTGTATTTGGTGCAAAGGCTGGCCCACAGTTATATGCTGCTTTCCAAAATGGAGCATTATCGGCAGATATGTTTACAGATTCGAGTGTATCGCTAGAAGATGCATTAGGTTCTGTAAGCAATACATTTGATGCAACATTAGACCCAGCAGACCAATGGCAGACAGTTTTAAATAACTTGATGCAATTAGGATATGAAGTCGCTGAAGCGGTCATGCCTTCAATCCAAACGGCTGTTGACGCAATCATTCCGGCAATTAAAGATTTAGCTGATGGTTGGTCTAATTTAGATCCTGGTATGCAACAAGCAATCATAGCAGGTGCTGGAGTTCTAGCAGTTTTAGGTCCTGTTATTTCTATTATTTCTGGCATCACGGGCTCAATTGGTAAATTATCTAGTGGAATATCGATGTTATTAGGACATCCTATTTTATTAGCAATTGGTGCAATTATCGCAGGATTAGTTCTGCTTTATCAGAATAACGAGGATTTTAGAAACTTCGTTAATGAAGCATGGAAGAATATTCAAGAAGTAGTTGGTGGTGTTATAGATGCGATTGCTGGCTTTTGGACTAGCACATTACAGCCTACCTTACAAGCAATAGGTGATTTTGCACAAAATACATTGTGGCCAATTATTCAGGTTATTTTTATGGCTGTTGGGGAAGTCGTTCAAGCAGTCTTTAGTTTAATTGCTGGCTCATGGCAAAATATTCTTTTGCCTGCATTTACAGCAATCGGAGCATTTCTTAGTAATGTGTTAATGCCAGTTTTTAGCACAGTGTTTAATGGAATTGTGACGGTTGTATCAGCAGTTTTTAGCGCTATTTCAGATTTTTGGAATGGTGTTTTAAAACCAGTGTTCACAGCAATTGGTGATGCGGCAGAATGGCTAATCGATGCAGTAAAAGGACCGCTGACAACAATTCAAGATACTTTTACAAATGTCTTTGATGGAATCAAATCATCTGTTTCTCCGATTGTTGATTGGCTGAAGGGAATCTTTAATTTTAATTGGAGTCTTCCACATATCGATTTGCCACATTTTAATATTTCTGGAGAATTTTCTTTAGTGCCACCAAAAGTTCCACATCTTAGCGTTGATTGGTTTGATAGAGCTACAAAGAATCCGCGTATTTTAGATGGTGCAACTATCTTTGGTGCTAGTGGCAATAAGCTATTAGGTGGTGGCGAAACTGCAAGAGAAGTCATTATGTCTGAAAACTATCTCAAGAATTTATTAACAGATGGAGATAACTCAAGCTCAAAACGCTCAATTACTATTAATCAAAATAACTATAGCCCTAAAGAACTTAGCCCTTTAGAAACTTATAGACAACTTAAGAGGGCATTACTGGAGACAATCTAATATGGGATATAAATATTTAATTATTGAATCTAATGGAAAGACGCTAGACTTCAGGAATACCAATCGGTTCATTCTATGCGATCCAGTTGATGGATTAAATCCTGTTAGTGCTGAATTTAGTTCATCTAAAGGTGCTAATTATGACGGCGAAAGAATGACAAGCGCTAGATTATCGATAAGAACACTAACGCTAAGGGTTAAAGTGCTAGAGCCTGTTGATGGAAATAGACATGCTCTGCACTCTTTCTTTATGTCTAAAAAGAAAGTAAGGGTATATTACTACAGTCCTAGTTTGAACGCGTATATCGATGGATTTGTAGAAGGCGTAAGTGATCAACAGTTTTATAGAGATGATATGGTAGTGATTTCGATTCGCTGTTTCTCTCCATATTTTGTTGAAACTTCAAAATCCATAACATCGTACAATACGGTAAGTTATGGATTCCATTTTCCATTTAGTATTACTGTGCCAGTTCCATTTGGTAGTTTATCAAGTACAGACCACCAATCCGTTCTGAACAAAGGCACTGAAGATGTTGGATGTACTATCCACATCAAAGCAATTGGTGGAGATGTTATAAATCCAGTTATCTACAATCAGACTACGGATAAAAGGATGCATATCAAAGCAACAATCAACAGTAATGATGAGCTCTTAATTAAAACGGCTGTCGGTGAAAAGAGCATATTCTATATAGACGATGTAGCCTTAGATAAAACGAATATGATTGATAGTTTAGATAGAACAAGCGATTGGATCATGTTGTTATCTGGGGATAATTTGATCTATGTCAACGCTGAATCAGGGGTAAAGTATATGCAGGTAATTGTTGAGAACGAAACGTTATATAACGGGGTGTAATATGCTTGTGAATATTACTAAAAATGATGGACTGAAGCTATTAGGAGTCATCGATAGTTATTCAAGTTTAATATGGACTGAAGCATTTAAGACGGTTGGTGATTTTTCTTTAGAAATACCGTTGACAAAATCCGCATTTGAGATGTTGAAAGTGGGAAGACAGCTTTATCTAGATAAGGATTTAGCCCATAGAATGATTATTGAAAAAGCGATAACCAGAGCATCATTAGATAAGGGATTACTACTTACTGTTAGTGGTAGATGCGCAAAGTCGCTACTATCTAGAAGAATTATTTGGGATGAAATTAGAAAAGAAAATCTAAACTTACTACAAGCGATAGATTTAGTTATCTCTCAGAATATGAGGGGATTACCAATTACGTTTGATAAATCTAAACATGCATTTTTAGAAAAGTATAAAACTGATGGAACAATTAAAAGTGCTAGCATTTTAGATTGGCTAGAAGGTTCTCTAAAAGAATTCAATTTGGGGTACAGCTTGTCTTTTGTAAACGGGAACTATCTACTTGAGATAAAAGAGCCTAGGAACACGAATGTGTTCTTTTCTTTTGAGCGTGGCAACATGATTTCAAATGATTACTATGACGATATTTCGAAGTGCTCAAATGTAGCGTTAATTCGTGGAGAAGATAAAGAAAACGCTCCAAGAGTTATGCAGAGCGTTGGGGATGCCAGCGGTTGGGACAGGTTTGAAACATATATCGACGGTTCAAGTTATAACTCTGAAATAGCAGGTAATAAGTTGAGTGACAAACAGTATAAGAATATGCTAAAAACATATGCTACACGTGGTCTCAGCGGTGTAAAAAGGCAATATGACGTAGAAGTTGATTCAGGAATGGATAATCAATTTGACGATTATTATTCTCTAGGCGATATTGCTCACGTTAAATCTTTTGATGGGAATGATGTACAGGTTCTCATTTCTTCGACAACGCTGTCTGATTCAGCAGATGGACGTACATATTTGCCAACAATGGAGGTGGTCGATAATGGCATATAGATCAGGATTCTTTAATGCAAAAGAAAACATAGACGGCTCATATGATAGAACATATGACGCAAATGATATTTCAAATTATTTAGGCGGTTTAATCAGCGATGGAGTAGTACAGTCATCTGCAGATGCTCTACAGGTCAGCGTTGAACAAGCATCCATGCAGGTTCAAATTAGACCAGGCAGGGCATTTCTAAATAACCGATGGTTTACGGCGGATTCTGTAATAGCGCTACCGTTAACACGAGCACACGGAACTTTATCTAGAATCACCGCAGTTGCACTACACTTTGATGAAACAAATAGAGAAGTTGTTCCAGTTTGTATTGATGGAACATTAGCAAGTTCACCAGTTCCACCAACACTCGATAAAACGTATCTATTACTTGGACTGGTAAAAGTTCCAGCAAATCCGAGTAATTTATCAAAAATCACTGTAAGTGACTCAAGAAAATTTGTACATGCATTAGTTAATTACGATTTTAATCAAGAAGTTTTGCAAAAGGAATATATTCAAACATTTAATGCATGGTTTGACGAAATCAAAGGGCAATTAGGTACAGACCTAGCAGGTAATTTACAAAATCAAATCAACGCACTTAAGGGCGAGCAATCACAACTATTGCAAAAAGTATACCCTGTTGGCTCGCTTTACATTTCCGAATCAACAGTTAGCCCAGCTACGTTATTTGGATTTGGGCGATGGGAAAAGATTGAGGATAAATTCTTAATTGGTGCTGGGAAAAACACGCCTATCAAATCTTCAGGTGGCAGTAAAACACATAGCCACGGAAATAAAAACGGTAGAAATGGCAACTTGGCTGCAGCAATCGGCGCGGTTAATGGAAACACTAACGCTATCGGTTATAAAGCCGCAAATGATACGGATTTAAACGCTCTGGGCAATGCAACATTTGTTGTCTCTGGAGCAGGGCAGGGTTTTACAGGCTGGAACCACTTTACGCAGGTTGTTGGCCAAACGGCAGAGGACAGTACACTGCCGCCTTACTACGCAGTTAACATTTGGTGTAGAGTTGCGTAAAACGAAAAGGAGGTAGAGCAATGGATATTAAACTAAATGATGGCAGAAGCTTCGGAATCACTTCTTATCAGAAGAATAGCTTCGAACTGATGATACCCTTTAAAAGGGTTTATGATACGGCGGAGTTGATGACTCAAAACAATGTTTCTAATGCCAAAATCATAGATTCTAACACAGGGAAAGAAACTATCCTTTATCAATTCAACGCAGTAAAGCCTTTGGGGTTTGAAGTTAAAATTGTTGATAATGACAATGTCGCTGTTAGATTTTCTTTTGATGAAGTTTCTGAAACGGAGCTGGAACTGGCAAAGCAAAAGGCTGAAGCTGAAGCAGTATCACACTTTATCGCTTTAGGATTGCAAAACGCTGAAATCAAAGACGTAATCAAGTGGGCGAAGTTCTTGGATGATTGGAATTCGTTCAAATTCCCTTATAAAAAAGGGGAGCGCTTCAAGTTCAAAGGAAATCCATACGAGGTTATCGAAGCAGTCACATCATTTGAAACTAATACGCCCGATAAAGACAATAAGCATTACAAGTTATTGCAAGCAAGCGAGAACAGTCAAGATAAGCCAAAAGTCGATATAAAGCCGTGGGATGAAAAACATACCTACAACAAGGGTGATTTAGCAATTGCAAGAGGAATTGTGTTTGTTTCAACCATTGACGGTAATAAAGGCAACGAGCCTGGCTTTGGCTCAGCCTGGGATTATCACAAAGAAAATTAAATATTGCTATTAAGGCGACCAATACGGCCGCCTTTTTAGATAGAAAGAAAGAGGAAAAATAAAAATGAATGCATTATCACAGTTAGTAACTATTGCAGTTTTAGTCGAAGCGATTTGGGAAAACATTAAACGAGCTTACACAGATTCCCTTCAAGTGAGTGTAATTGGGTCTTTAGTGATTTCAATTGTTGTCTGTGTACTTACAGGAGTTGACGTATTCGAAATTATTGGACTACCGATTAAAGTTGCTTTTGTTGGTTCTATCTTTACAGGTGTTATTGCCGCACGCGGGGCCAATTTCGTAAATGATTTATTTACTAGACTAAACGGTCCAAAGAAGGAGGCATAAGAATGTTGAGAGTAGTAGATGAAGCGTCATGGCAAGATGGTATTGATAACACAACTCTTGATTGCGATGCAGTAATTATTAAGGCTTCGCAAGGAACAGGATATATTAATCCTATTTGCGACAGCTTATATCAAGCTGCGAAATCGGCAGGTAAGTTGCTTGGTGTATATCACTATGCATCTGGCGGAAACCCAACTGCAGAAGCAGATTTCTTTTTAGATAATATTCAAGGTTATATTGGAGAAGCAATGCTTGTGCTTGACTGGGAATCTGGTGAGAATGCACAATGGGGTAATCCAAATTGGTGTAAAGAATTCTGTGATAGAGTGCATGCACGTACAGGAATCAATCCAGTAGTGTACGTACAAAATAGCGCAGTGGATCAAGTTGCAAATCTAACTGACAATGGATTATGGATTGCACAGTACGCAGACAATAATCCTATGGGATGGGTAGATAGTCCGTGGAACACCATCACAGTAAATCACATCATGCATCAATATACTTCAACAGGTAGAATTTATGGATGGAGTGGGAACCTAGACTTATCCTTATTCTATGGTGATACTAACGCATGGTTAGCATATGCAGGTGCAACAGGGCAACCAGTGCCTACGCCACAAACGCAAGTTCAGACATACGCTCAACCATCCGTACAGTCTGGTGACACAACATACATTGTGCAATCTGGTGATACATTGTCAGGGATTGCGACACGCTATGGAACGACATATCAGCATCTAGCAGCCATTAATGGCATCTCTAATCCGGACATTATTCATGTAGGAGATCGCATTGTGATTGATGGCGTAGTGTCAGCACAATCATCTGATGATGAATACTATACAGTGCAACCAGGTGACACTTTAAGCGGAATTGCAGAACGTTATGGAACATCGTATCAGTATCTTGCCTACATAAATGGTATTTCCGACCCTAATAAGATCTATGCTGGTGATACTATTCGAGTAAAATGATATGACAGCAAAGGAAATTTTCGAATTGTTGCAGATACAGGGTATCGGAGGATTAGCACTATCCGCTACCCTTGTAATCCTTTCTGCAATACAAATTGCACCAGTAAAATGGAATCCGTGGACTAAAATTCTCGGATGGCTTGGAAAGCAGATTAATCAAGATCTAAGTGCTAAAATTGACGGAATTGAGTCAAAGCTAGATAGCCATATCGAAAAATACACAGTACAACGTGCTGATGACATCCGTAATACTATCTTGGTTTTCGCTAATGAATGTAGCCGTGGAATCGTGCATTCAAAAGAGCAATTTCGTTTTATTGTTTCCAAATGTGACGCGTATGAACAATATGTTGAAGACAACCATCTGAAGAATGGTGTGATAACTGAAGCAACGCGTTTAATTAAAGATACCTATCAATCAAGATTGAAACACGATGATTTTCTAAAATAGTTATAAAGCCTACTCTCATTGCGAGGGTAGGCTGTTTTTTGTATGCATGTAAAAGGTTAGCAAAAAGTTAGCACTTTTATAAAATGGGTAGATATAAAGGAGTATAAAACATACATTTTAAAAGGTTTTCAATATTCTAAAATGTAGCAAAAAGTATATTTTTCGTATCTGCTAAGCGGCACTTTATAGAGATAAAGCCTTATTTTAAGGGCTTTTTTTCTTTTTGTGGCATACAATTGGCACCATTTCAAAAGTGTTTTTTTTCATAACGCTAATCTATTGAAAGGAAAATGACATGTATATATTTAGGTAGTACAATGAAATAACAGTTTACGACAATAAACTAAATGTATAAAGGGGGATGATTACATGAGGCTGATATATCCTGAAGAAATAAAAAAGTTAAAATCAATCTATGAGCCATATATGATTGGAGCGAAATTAAAAGATGACGCTCCTATCGAAGCTGTTGAGGCAGCTGAAAAGTTCAAAGAGTGGGTTAATGAACAATATCGATTAGTAGGTATGGAATAATATATCAATGAGAATTGATTGGTTTTAGTAATTTAAATAAATGATATGCAAAGTTTTCAAGCTTTAAAAATGAAAAAGTGAGAATGATTTCAGAGAATAAAAATGGTGATTTTCACGATTTAAAATAAGGGGGTTTTTACGTAAGGAATTCTGGGAAAAAGTTGGGCATTCAGATAGAAAAATAATTCTTTTTTTATTATGCTATTGAAAGATAAAATTCAGTGGAGGTAAAAGTTGTGGATAGGATAGTAAAACGTAATGGACAAGTTGTTCCATATGATGGAACTAAGATTGTTTTAGCGATAGAAAAATCGTTCCTTAGCGTAAAAGAGAGTGTTGATCAAGCATATCTTTCTGACTTATTAGAGCAGATTGAAGCGCAATTTGACGGCCGTCAAGAAGTTGATGTTGAAGAAATTCAAGATACTGTTGAAAAAATCTTGATGAAGAACGAAAAGTATAACGTCGCAAAGAGTTATATCTTATACCGTGAAAAGCGTACACAAATGCGTAATGATCGCCTTGAGTTGGTAAAACTAATCGGTGATGACGAGTTGGAAGATGTTTTGGTTGATATCCAAAAGTCTTATCCAGACTATGACTTAAAGAGATTGTATGAAAAATTCTCTACAATGTCTAAAGAAGGTCAGTCTCTGAAAGATAGAATCGCATTATTAACAAGAAGTTCTGCTGAACTTACAACTAAAGAAGAACCAAACTGGGAAAGAATTGCTGGACGTTTACTTAGTTACAGTATTGCTTGTGATTTAAAAACTACTGAAGAAAAGCTTGGTCTAACAAGTTTCTATCAGAAGATCTCCTATATGATCGAACAGGGATTATATGGAGCATATATTTTAGAAAACTATTCTCATAAAGAAGTGGATGAAATCGCAAGCTTAATCGACGATACACGTAATAACTTATTCACTTACAGTGGTTTGGACTTATTATCTCAACGTTATTTGATTCGTAGCCATCAACATGTTCTATTAGAATCACCACAGGAAATGTATATTGGCATTGCAATGCATTTAGCGATGAAGGAAACAAATGATCGTATCGGTTGGGTAAAGAAGTTCTATGATATGATGAGTTTACATAAGGTAACAATGGCAACTCCTACACAGGCAAATGCGAGAAAGCCATATCATCAGTTATCTAGCTGTTTTATTGATACTGTTCCTGATTCATTGGATGGGATCTACCATTCCATTTCTAACTTTGCTGATGTAAGTAAGTTCGGTGGTGGAATGGGTATGTACTTAGGCAAGGTTCGCTCCCGTGGTGGATCTATCCGTGGTTTTGAAGGTGCATCTGGTGGTGTTATCCGTTGGATTCGTGTTATCAACGATACTGCTGTTGCGGTTGACCAACTTGGTGTAAGAGCTGGTGCTGTAGCGGTATATCTCGATGTATGGCATAAGGACTTACCTGAATTCTTACAGTTACGTACAAACAATGGTGATGACCGAATGAAGGCACACGATGTATTCCCTGCCGTATGCTATCCGGATTTATTCTGGAAGATGGTAAAGGAAGATATGAATCAAGATTGGTATCTTCTTGATCCGCATGATGTCCTCATGGTTAAGGGTTATTGTTTGGAAGACTTCTATGGCGAAGAATGGGAAAAGAGATATTGGGAATGTGTACATGACAACCGTATTTCTAAGCGTGTTCTAGTCTTAAAGGAAGTTGTACGATTAATCTTGAAGTCTATGGTAGAAACAGGGACACCATTTGCTTTCTATCGTGATGCGGTTAACCGTGCTAACCCTAATAAACACAAGGGAATGATTTATAGTTCTAACCTTTGTACAGAAATTGCACAGAATATGTCTGAAGTGAAGCAAGTATCTCGTGTTATTAAGACAGAGGATGGTGATGAAGTAATTGTTACAACAACAAAACCAGGTGATTATGTTGTATGTAACTTAGCTTCATTATGTTTAGGTAATATTAATGTGAAAGACCCTAAGGAAATCGAAGAAGTTACTGCAACGGTGGTACGTGCACTTGATAATGTAATTGATTTAAACTTCTATCCATTACCAAATGCGCAAGTAACTAACCATAAGTATCGTTCCATTGGGTTAGGTGTCAGTGGTTATCATCACATGCTTGCAAAGAACCATATCATGTGGGAAAGTGAAGAACACTTGAAGTTCGTAGACGAAGTATTTGAAAATATTGCGTATGCGTCTATTAAGGCAAGTAATGCTTTGGCGAAGGAACGCGGAAGTTATCAGTACTTCGAAGGCTCTGAATGGGAAACTGGTGCGTACTTTGACCAGCGTGGATATGACTCTGCACGTTGGAAAGAACTTAAGGAAGAAGTACATGCAACAGGTATGCGTAATGCATATGTATTAGCAGTCGCTCCAACAAGTTCTACATCAATCTTAATTGGTACCTCAGCAGGACTTGACCCAGTTATGAACCGTTTCTTCTTAGAAGAAAAGAAGGGCTCTATCTTACCAAGAACTGCACCAGAATTATCTGCGGATACATATTGGTACTATAAGACAGCACATACAATTGACCAAACTTGGTCAGTTAGAGCTGCTGGTATCCGTCAGCGTCATATCGACCAAGCACAGAGTTTTAACTTATGGATTACAAATGACTATAAGATGAGTCAGTTATTACAGTTATATGTACTAGCGTATGATTGTGGTGTTAAGACTATCTACTACACACGTTCTAAGGCATTAGACCCTGAAGATTGTGAAAGTTGTTCCGCATAGGAGGTAGAAACATGCAGACAGATCAGATTAATCGTAAACCGTTATTCAACCCAGAGGGAGATATTGATGTACGTAATCGTCGTCTTATCAACTTCAATACAACAAATATCAATGACTTCAATAATATGAAGTATAACTGGGTATCTGATTGGTACCGTCAGGCAATGAATAACTTCTGGGTTCCAGAAGAAATCAACTTGAATCAAGACAAGTCAGACTATCCACGTCTTAGCTTGGCAGAGAAGACAGCGTACGATAAGATTTTGAGTTTCTTAGTTTACTTAGATTCTCTACAATCTGCTAACTTACCAAACATTTCTCAGTATATTACTGCAAATGAAGTTAACTTATGCTTGTCTATCCAGACATTCCAAGAGTGCATTCACTCACAGTCATATAGCTACATGCTAGACTCTATCTGTTCTCCAGAACAGAGAAATGATATCCTCTATCAGTGGAAGACAGATGAGCACTTATTAAAGAGAAATGAATTTATTGGTGAACTCTATAATGAGTTCGTTGCCAAGCAAGATAAACAATCTTTCTTGAGAGTTTGTATTGCAAACTTTATTCTAGAGGGTGTTTACTTCTACTCTGGATTTATGTTCTTCTATAATCTTGCAAGAAATGGCAAGATGCCTGGAAGTGTACAGGAAATTCGTTACATCAACCGTGATGAATCAACGCACTTATGGTTATTCCGTAATATCTTGGTAGAGTTACAGAAAGAAGAACCAGAGTTATTTACACCAGAGAATATTCAGATGATTCGCGATATGATGAATACTGGTGTTGAACAAGAAATTGCATGGGGACACTATGTAATTGGTGATGAAATTCCAGGCTTAAATAAGCAGATGGTTACTGATTATATCAAGTATTTAGGTAACACACGTTTTGCGACATTAGGCTTTGGTAATCTATATGAAGAGTATGCAGAGGAGCCTGAATCCATGAAATGGGTAAAACAATACTCAGATGCAAACATGGTTAAGACGGATTTCTTTGAAGCTAGACCTTCCGCATACGCCAAGAGTGGTGCAATTGAAGATGATCTATAAGGTCATCTTTTTTCTTTTGAGGGGGGCTATAGTGAGCATGGTGGTGTGTGATATAATAAAAACATATTTGAAAGGGGATATGTTAAATGTCAACCTATAACTTATCATCATTATGGGACAAGTTTTTAACTTTCAGTACGACAGTTATTGATATAGTAGTAATTTGGATGATAATCTTGGCTGCTTTACGCATTGTTCGTGGTAAGAGTAGCACCATGCAGATATTTAAAGGTATTATCTTTGTCATCATCGTAGATGTACTTGCAAAGGTCATGAATCTTAAAACCTTGCAGTTTTTGACAAACATGTTTATTAACTGGGGATTTTTAGCAGTTATTATTATCTTCCAGCCAGAAATCCGTACGATTTTGGAAAGACTTGGTAAGAGTAGTTTCTTCTCTAGAATGAGTTCACTTAGTGGTAATGAGAAGGAAAAGTTAGTAGATAATATTGTGACTGCAGTTCGTTTATTGAGCGCTGATCAAACGGGTGCGTTGATTTCCATTGAGAAATCTCATCCTTTGGATGATTTTATTGCGACTGGAACGCGATTGAATTCTGATGTAACAGCAGAGCTTTTAACTTCAATCTTTGTTACTTCGACGCCACTGCATGATGGAGCAGTTATTATTCAGGGTGATAAGATTGCCTGCGCAAGTGCATACTTTCCACCGACAACGGCAGATATTCCATCTCGCTATGGTTCAAGACATCGTGCTGCGATTGGCATTAGTGAAATTACGGACGCGATTACGATTGTTGTATCTGAAGAAACAGGAAACGTATCCATTGCAGAAGGTGGCAAGTTGACTGCTGTAAATGAACAACAACTGCGTAAATATCTAACACATATCATCATTGGTCAAACTGAGGAAAATGGTGAAGATAACGATGACGAAACGATCATTGAAGCAGATGTACATGAACTTCAAACAAAGATGGATGATACACCAGCTGCTAATGAAGAGACAATCCTTGAAGCAGGTAAGATTACTGCAGAAGAAGTTATTCCAGCTGAACAAAATGATACATCCGCAAATCGTAAACATGCATTAGAGGATGTACATGAAGCAGCGGATGCGGCCGCGAAGGCTGCTTCAATCAAACTTCCACATAAGAAGAAGCGTCCAACGCCAAGTTATCCAACACACAATAAAACAAATTATAAACAATCAGATACCTCTGATCATAAGCAAGGAGGTGAATGATAATGGCAAATAAGAAGAAACATCATATGGATCATAATAAGCTTGAACTTGCAAAGCATCTTGCAAATCAATCAAAGCGAATATCAAGCCAGTATGATCGATTTGTACAGAAGATTATCCATTTTATTCACTATGCATCTACTGGGATTGATCGTGTATTATTCAATGCGAAGTATGCAAAAGTTGTATCGTTAGTCTTGGCAGCACTTTTATATGTTGTTGTAAACTACAATGATATTACTTCACTATATAAGACATCACTCAAGACAAGCCGTACCGTTCAAAATGTTGCGGTATATGTACAATATGATACACAAGAGTATGAGATTTCAGGGATTCCTACAACAACCGATGTTACGATTACAGGTGATGCGACAAGCGTTACTGCCGCAAGTACTACAAATGGTAAAGTTGTTGCGGACTTAACAAACTTAACTGAGGGAACACATGCAGTAACATTGATTGCGGAAGGATTTGGTGATTCAGTTAATACAATCGTTAATCCATCGAATGCTGTTGTAACAATCAAGAAGAAGGTTACACAACAATTCGCTATCTCTTATGACATTATTCATCGTGATAAGATGGATGGTATCTATAACGTTGGTACTCCTCAATTTGCGTCTTCTGTTGTAAATATTCGGGCATCACAGGATACATTGAATCAAATTGCTTTTGTAAAGGCACTTATTGATGTATCCAATCAAGTTGCTGACTTTGAACAAGATGCCAAGCTAGTTGCCTACGATGCAAATGGCCAAATTGTAAATGTAGATATTGAACCTCAAACCATGCATGTATATGTACCGGTTACTTCACCTAATAAGACTGTACCTATCGAAGTAAAGATTAAAGGTACACCTGGTGATAATCAGGCTGTTGCCTCAGCGGTAGCTGATAAACAGACTGTTACAATTTACGGTACTGAAAGTGCGTTGCTCGATGTTGATAAAATTACGGTAGAAGTAGATGTATCGAATCTTACAAAGGATACGACAGTATCGCAGGATATTACATTGCCTACAGGTATTACATCAGCGAATGTTTCTACGATTAGTGTCGAAGTGAAATTTGGCGCAGGAACAACAAAGACAATTTCTGGTGTTCCAATTAACTATAAGAACAATGTGCATAACTACAAAGCTACACAATCAGACAATATTACTACTATGGATGTGGAAGTGTTTGGTACACAAGATAACATCAGTAAGATTAATGAGAATGATATTTATCTATATATTGATATGTCCACAGCAGAGCCTGGCCTGCATGAATTTGAAGTGAAGGTAGAGCAGCCAACAACAGGGCTTGTAAAGTATAGCCTAAAAAATAATAAACTTACACTCACAGTTTTAGGTGATCAAAATACCCAACAGAAAGAGGGAGAATAACGAATGGGACGATATTTTGGTACGGATGGAATCCGTGGAAAAGCGAATGAAGTATTAACAGCAGAGAGGGCCTTCCAGGTTGGAAGATACCTGGGGTACTATTTTAGTAAAGAAGGAAAGAATAAAATTGTAATCGGTAAGGATACAAGACTATCTAGTGATATGTTTGAAAATGCACTAGCAGCTGGTATTACATCTGAAGGTTGTGATGCATATCTAGCTGGATATTGTCCAACACCAATGATTTGCCTTTTGACAAAGGAGAACGGATTTGCGTGTGGTGCAATGATTTCTGCTAGTCATAATCCTTTCTACGATAATGGTATTAAAGTATTCTCGAATGATGGTTTCAAGTTATCTAGTGATATTGAAGGCCTCATTGAAGACTATATTG